AATCATATGTATTCACTTTCTTTTTATCTAATATTTGCATAATTGTATCTTTATTAATTTTTTCTTCTTTGTTCCATTTTAATGGAATAGAATATGATACTATTGTTCCTCTTAGTATATTATATAACACTGCAAGTTCATTGGGATAATTAATTAATGGTGTTCCTGCTAACATAATTATTTTTGCATTTTCTGCAGTCATTAAATAACGATATAATTGATTAGAAATAGAACCCTTATCTCTTTCTGATAATTTATTTACTATTCTACTAACAAAATTATGTGCTTCGTCTATCAATACTACACAATTATCAAATGGATTTCTAGTTTTATTTCCAGTCATTAAATTCAATTTATTTTCATTTAAACCATTATAGTTTTCATGATAATATTTTGTTCTAATCATCTCATTTAATTGAGTATCAATATCTAATTGTTCTTTCGTAGTTAAATCGGTATAATTAGATTCTTTTTGAATATTTACTAACCAAGCACCTCTTTTACGCTCAATAAATTCTTGAGATAAATTTAATGCTCTTGATAATATAGAAATATATTCTGGATTTCCATCAATAGAAACAAATTCCCAAAATTGATTTTTTTTATAGAGAGCATCACCACATTTTTTCATTTCACTATAAAAGTTCATTTTTAAAGATGCAGGTGTCATTACAAATACTCTTTTATTAGATTTCATACCTTCGGCCATAGCTATTGAAGTGCATGTTTTTCCAGAACCTAATCCATGAAATATTAATAATCCTCTATAGGGGCTATATAAATTTAAATAATCTCTTACTACTTTTTGATGTGTTAATAAATCAAACTCTGTTGAAACATTTGTTAAATCACAGCTAGCAACTTTATTTGTATCTTGTAACTCTTTTTTAAACGGTAAAAAAAGGTTATTTAATTTTTGTAAAAAGATTTTTCTATTATATAAGTAATATGTTGGTGCTTTTACAATCACTTTTTCTTTTTCTTCAGGTAATCTAGTTTTAATATTTTCACTTCCTATTTTTGCTTCGTTCATATCAATATTTTCTTCTTCTTTTTCTTCTTTATTTAATTCATTTGCAAAACGTCGAATATCTTCATAATTTTCTTCTAAATCTTCACCTTCATCTATGAATGGTTCTTCTTCCTCTTCTACAGCCTCTTCCTTTGTTTCTTCTACAACCTCTTCCTTTGTTTCTTCTACAACCTCTTCCTTTGTTTCTTCTACAACCTCTTCCTTTGTTTCTTCTACAACCTCTTCCTTTTGTTCTTCTGCAGGTTTTTGTTTTATTTCTTCTACTGATTCCTCTTTTGCTTCCTCTACAACTTCATCTTTTGTTTCTTCTACAACTTCATCTACATCAGCTATTTCTTGAAAATTATCTTGAGGAATAACTATTTTACGGTTAGTAACAATAGGTCTTTTATCTTCATTATAATTCTTTTTATTAGGAACCAGTAATTCATTACGAACTTTTAAGTTATTTTTTAAACTTTCTAATACTTTTTGTCTGCTAATATTATTATTATTTCTTTTATCAATAAATTTTACAATTTGTCCAGATTTATCTTGTGCTTCTCCTTTATTTATCTTTATTTCTATACCCTTATTTTGATTTGGAACGGGTCGTCTTGCTAATACTACTAAAGGTTGAAATGATGACTCCATAAAATATATATTATATATTTATATATTTAATCTATTTCTTAAAAAATTGAATTATTTACAACCATTTTATAATATTAAACAAAAATGATAGTTCTAACACTAGATAATATAACTACAGGCGAAATTATAAAGAGACCATCAGCAACTTGTAAAACACCCTATGTTGCAGATGTTCTATTGGAAGATAATGTCACTACATTAGGTCATACTCCCGCGCTAGGATGTTGTGGTTTATCAGATAAAGGTAGTCAGGTAATTTTATCAAAAATAAATAATAATAAAACAAAATGTAGTCATAAGGTTGAAATTGCAAAATATATAGAAAATGACAAAGTTATCTATATTGGAATAAACCCCAAACTTGCAGAAAATATTGCAGAATCTTGTTTAAAAAATAATTGTTTGTCTTTCTTGCAAAATTGTGCTTCTTTTAGAAGAGAAGTAACATATTTAAATTCTAGATTTGATTTTTCAGGAATAGACTCAGATGGTAAAACATTTTATATGGAAATAAAAAATGTTCCATTAGCAGATTATGTTGATTGTGTAAAAAAAGAAAGAAAAAATCATATTGAATATATCAATAATTGTGATATTAATGATAAAATTTCTTATTTTCCTGATGGATATCGTAAAAATAAAGACCAAGTTGTTAGTCCAAGAGCATTAAAACATATTGAAGAATTAGAACAAATAGCATTAACTACAGAATATAGAGCCATTTTATGCTTTGTTATACAAAGAAATGATGTAAAACAGTTTCAACCTTCTAATTTAGATTTAACATATAAACAAGCTGTTCAAAAAGCTTACTTAAATGGAGTAGAAATTAGAACAATACAAGTAGAATGGAACAATAAAGGAGAAGCAATGTTTATATATAAACCTTTACCCATCATATTATTTGATACTCATGGTCCTTTTCAGACATAAACAATTTTGGGCTTACAAAAATAACAAAAATAATAACTCCATTTTTTTTTTCTTTTTTCCACTAAGGGTATTTCCAATACAGATAACATTCTATTTTCATCTTTGCTCCATTTCATTTTTAAAAAAATATTATATTTTATTTAAAATCAATTTTCCAATGGAAGTAAAAAATGTGTTTCTTCTAAATAATTAAAAACATAAAATACAAAATCATTAATATGAACATAAGAATTATACATAAATGATGTTAAATCACTCATATATTAAAAAATTGATTTTTTTGTAGGTAATTTAAATGTTCTAAACATGAGCGTTTCTATTTTAAATAATTCTGATTTTGAAAACTTAGTCAAAGGTGGTACTATAAGTATTCACACCAATCTAGATGATACTTTACATGGTAATATGCTTGAAGATTTACATAAAGACAAAAACTATTCATTTAAAGATTTTAAAAGATTAGAACAAAAATACTTTCGAGATAGTGAAATGTTTACTCCGCTAATTGGAAAAGAAGTTATTGTTCATTATCCAGATTCTTCATCTTGGTGCACATATTATCATTTACAAGTTGTTAAAATAAATAGAGTAGAAAATATTAATCCAGAAACATCAAATGTTGAAGGGTTTAATATAATTTTAGAAACATTAAAAGGTCTTCCAGATGAACATCCATATAAATATTATCATGAACCTTCTCAGCGTTATCTTGATGAACATAGAAAAAACGGAACACCCTGGAAAATATTTATTTCACCAGAATTACATGAACAATTAAAAAATTAATAAACCAAAAATAATAATCAAAATTATATTAATTAAATGTATTTAATTTTTGTATAGCTTCTTCACAGGCAATTTGTTCAGCCTTTTTTTTAATTTTATGTATTCCTTCACCTAAAAATACAAGCATCTTACCATTTTCACACATATATTGATGAATATCTTCATATGTTTTAAAGTTATCAATATGTAATGAATCATGATGTTTCAAATTATGAATAGGCTGACCTAAACATAAATAAACCCCCATTTTATAACCAAATTCAGGATCATGCACATCAATTTCTAAATAGTCAGGCGTAACCTTAAATTCCTTTTGAATTTTTACTTGTAAAATATTTTTATAATTATCATCATTTTTAATTAAACTCATCCAATCAACATGCTTTTCAAATACTTTTTCTAGAAAAACATGGACCATTTGAAATCCTGGACCTGTAATAAATAAGTTATCAAACCATTTATCATCGTCATGAATATTTATTTTGTTAAAATCTAAAAACATTGCACCTATAAAAGATTCAAATAAACAGCCTAGTTTCTTAAGATTAGTTCTTATTTGTTTGCTTTCTGCATGTTTAGATAAAATAATCCAATTATGTAATCCCATTTCATATGCAATTCTTCCAATGGATTCATTTTTAACTAATGCTATTTTTTTTTCAGTCATAAAACCTTCATCCGCTTTAGGAAATCTACGATATAATTCATATTTGGTTATACATTCTAAAATACCGTCACCTACAAATTCTAATCTTTCATTAGATTTTGTGTATAAAGGCAAACAATCGTCAGGTTTAGGCATAATAACAATATTATTTTCTTTATTTTCTTCATCGGGTCTTTTTGTATATGAACGATGAATAAAAGCTCGTTTATACAATTCATAATTGAAAATAGGAACATCTACTCCGTATTTTTTTAGAATATCTTGAATATCTTCATCATTTATTTGTTTATTTAGGGGATTGTAAGGATCAAAATAATAAGTTTCAATTCCCGATTCGTCCCGTTCAACTCTTAAGTCTTCTTCCATTATGAATAGCTTGTTTGAAAAAGAATATAAAAATCGTTTTAATCAATTTTTTAGAAATAAAAATATATTTAGTATTTATATAATGGTTTTAAGCACAACTACCAAAACAGCATCTATTAGCTCAATCGTCAATCAAAATCAAGGAGGTGGAAGTAAAAAAGCTGGATTACCTAAGCATCTTCGTGACTCATGGACATCTATTGCTCTTCATGGACGCACAACATATGGAGTAAATATGACTCTTCCTTTATCTTCAACTACAAATATTTCTAAGCCTGTTGGTTCAACTAAGAGTGGTGTATATTTCCGCGTAGTTTAAATACTTAACATTAAAACAATATAATAAATTCTATTATATTATTTATTATGAAAGTCATTATTGATATTCGAGAACAAGGTTTATATGATCAATGTTGGTCAATATTATGTTCTCAATCTACTCCTACAACTATTCAATTAGAAAAAGATACATTAGAATTAGGTGACATTGTTGTAAAAACAGATGATGATATTAATGTTTTATTAATAGAAAGGAAAACTTTTAGTGATTTGATATCTTCAATTAAAGACGGCCGTTATGAAGAACAATCCTTTAGATTATTAAATGGAACAAATTATCCACCTCATTCTATTTTTTACTTATTAGAGGGTCGTTATAGCGATATAAAAAATCCTGTTGAAAAAAAAACAGTCTTTTCTGCTATGACTTCATTGCAATTCTTTAAAGGGTTTTCTATACAAAGAACTAGCACTATACGAGAAACAGCAGAATGGATTTTGTATATTTCAGAAAAAATAGAAAGAGATTTTTCAAAAGGAAAGGTTCCTTATTATTTAACAAAACCGTTTCAAAAAATTTTTAAAAAGAAGGAAGAAGAACCAGAAAACGAAAATAATAATGATAATGATAATGAAGTAAAAGAAATTACTAATGAAATTGATTATGTGAATGTAATTAAAAAATGTAAAAAAGATAATATAACTACTAGTAACTTTGGTCAAATCATTTTAAGTCAAATACCAGGTATTAGCTCTACAACAGCAATAGCTATTATGAATGGATTTGATGACTTTTCATCTTTTTACGAAGAATTAAAGAATAATCCGGATTTATTACAAAATATACAGTATGAAAGTAAAGGGAAAAACAGAAAGTTGAATAAAACATGTATTGAAAATATCAATAAATTTTTGTTGAATAATAATTAAAAATATATAATG